TAGAGAAAAAATTGGTTGATGCCCGCAGGGATACCAAAAGCTATGAGCTGCAAGTTAGTGAGCTTATGAGACTTAGAGACCAAATCTCTAGAGAAAAACTAGAGTTAGCACATCAGAGAGCTGAAATGGCCACTCTAAACCCTGAACAGATGCGACGGGACATAGAGACTCTAACCATGGCGAATACTCAGCTAAAGGCTAATCAAGATGCCCTAATTAAGGAATTAGCCGAAGTAGATAAAAAACATCAAGAGGTATCAGAACTACTAGGGGACTCCCAAGCCGATATCAAAAAAGTAATTCTAGTTTACCAAAATGAGGGGGTACATCTCAGGTTTATTAAGGAAACGGAACTGGAAGGGGTTACTACCTGGGTATTTAGGAATCTAGGGTTAGGGATATCACCCCAAAGGGTGGAATCAGTAGCAGCTCAATTGCCATCTGTAATTACCTGGCTAGAGGATGTACCTAAGACCAGGGTTAGTAAGGGGTGTGTGGAAATTGTTGTGGACGGTAGACTAATTGAAGAAAAACTAGATTACCAGCAAAAGGAATGGTTGGTGGAACTGGCAAAATCTGAAGAGAATTTAGCCATATTTGCTCCCAAAGGTTCTGGTAAAACTGAGCTTGCTATTAACTATCTAGGTTTAGTAGCTAGCCAGGTTCCTAACTGCATAATTGAGTTTTTACAACCAAAGCCAGATGAGGTGTCCTATATTGACCTAGGTGGCTATATATTTCAGCCTACCTATATAGGGTTTGATGATTGTTATGCTGGGCTTAATAGGTTAGTTGAAGTTTATACCCAGAGAAACCAAGAAAAGGAACAAGCTATGAAATCCGGGGTGAAAATACCTAAACACCCTCCGATGTTTTGGATTATAGATGAATTCCAAGCCCTTGTAATGCATCTTGAGCAAAAAGAGGCTAAGGCATTGTGTAAAGATGTTATGAATGCAGTATCATTAGGCAGAAGTCTAGGTATTAATATCCTAATTATTGGGCAATTAGCAAACGTTACTACCTACCCAGGATGGACTAAAGCAGGCTTAAGTCAGTTTAACTGCGTCTATCTACAAGATGCTATACAGGTTGGTATAGATTATTCTAGGACATCTGGTGAGAAAAGTGCACTTGAGAAACAGTGGAATGAATACCTGAACTCAAACAGAAAATACTATGCCCTAGTTAGAAGTGCTGCTAGAAATGGTGTAATTTACGACTTGCCTAAACCTAGACAATACACTAACGCCCTAGAGGTTCCTCAACTCCCCCAACCTATAGAGGTAAGACTTGATAAATTTATTAGTTTAGACATGCCCAGAGGAACAGCTAAACTAAGACAGTCTGAAAACTCAAGCCTAGATACTAACGAAGACGGATTGGCAAAATGTAAAAAATGTGGTTCAACTAACTTTAAGGCTAAAAATGGGTACAGATTAAATCGCCACAACCAAATTAAGGTTGCTTGCCGTAATTGCAGTGCTGAGCCTATACTAGTAACAATAGACCCTACCTTAGATACTAACGGGGAATTGCTCGATTAGAAATTTCTTATTTCTATCCTCAATTAGCTTAAGACTATCCAGATAACCTGTTTTTACTTTCTCACGGCTAGTGTGAGGGTCTAATAGGTATCTGGTTATTCTTTTATGGCAGAGATTATACAGGGGCCAGTCCGGAGCTACTCTTAAGTCTAAAATGCTAGCCGCATCGTCTAGAACAGATTGAAGCATAGCAGTATCTACCGTGTCTACATCAGGGTCGTCTATACGGGTTAACTCAATAGCCTCCCTACGTCCAACAAAGGAAATAAATTGCTCTACTGTTATAGCCATTTCTGTGATAATAATATTATTATATGGGTATACCCAGTTAAGGTCAATTTTTTTAGTTAACTATGATTATAGAACTGGCTCTAACTTTGATGTTAAATTCTGAACCAATTCCTAACCCTGAGCCAGATGAGCGAGGTTCAGGTCGTATATATATGAGAGGCTCTGGTGGAACCGGGGAAGGTATCGCAGATGGGACAGGACAGCCCAGTGGTAGGGGCAGGTAATGTGCCAATTTATAAACTGTCACAGTCTGGAGTAAAATCTAGACTGTGTTTTCTATAATAGGGGTATAGACAGAAAACAGAGGATAGTGCCATGAACCAACTACCTAAGAAAGACGTATCACAAATTTTGCTCGATGGGTTTTTTAATTACCCTGATAAAGTTTTCTTACCTGCTACTGTGGGAATAGATAGCATCCTAATAGGCTCATCTGGGAAGTACAAAGTTAGCCATATAGTACAGGATAACGATAAATATATGGTTGTGGCTAATAAATTTATAGAACAGCCAATGTGGTACCATGTGGATAATCTACTACTAGACGGCTATGAAATAGATTTAAACTATGTTGACATAAATGATACAGACTATGTCATACTAGGGAGTATGGTTCCGGGTTTTAAGGGTTTCCAAATCTACCGTATAGCAAAACACAGTCCAGATAAGGGGTTGACAGTATATGCGACATCTCAATAAAAAAAATGATAGACTCCAACTAATGTAAGAGCCTACCAATAGAATCGAACTCTACTAAGCTTAGTACTACACTAGGCTTAGTTTTATTATGTAAGTAAGTCAGTAAACAGGAAACCACCACCTACTTTACCAGTAGCCCCTAACCCTGTCAAAACTGGGCTTTGTTCAATGATAACTGGTGCAGTATACGTCTGGTTATCCTCATTAAACATAAATTTCTTAACTTTAGGATACCCCTCTAAGACATACTGATAGGCAAAGGACATATCAAAACGAGAGAAAGGATTACCTGAACCCGACATAGAACCTAAGCTTTGGGCAGAAGGTGCATAGAATAACAGTGCCTCTTCATCCATTAAATCAGCCAGCAAACCTGTGGTTTCATCTAGATAAACACGCTCAGCAACTCGAATACCTCTAGATAGTCGGAAATACCGGGCTAACATGGTGTCGTCTAGCATTTCATTGGTAGTAGGGTTATAATGGGATTTTATCTCATCATTATTAACCAATGCATTATAAACTTTTGGACTAACTACCATACTATTCGGCATTGCCCCAATCTGAGCACGAACAGCCTCCTTAGCTGCTAGAACATCTGCTAAAGGAGTACTATTAGCAGCATTCCATTTAGTGCTAACTGTACCTGTACAAGATGTCTCATAAAGGCTTGAGTCAGAGATTAAATCAATAACTGCTTTTTCACGTCCTAAAGCTAGCTTATCTAGAACTACACGAATAGCGCTCAATTGTAAGCCATTTAGTCCTACAGCTTCACTCTCCTCAACATGTTCAATGGGAATTGACGCTGCTAAAGCATCTTGGGTTAAAGAGTAGCCTGTGAAATCATACTGGGGAGTATAGGATAAAATGTTTGAGCCAGGAGTACGCTTAGTTTCTTCAATAGCAAAACTATCTTTACCAAACGTTACAACTTGACCTGCTCTGACAGGGGTTGGTACTGTAGGGGCAATAAACTCAGCTACCATAGCACCTTGCGGGATATACCCTTGTGCGAATTTGGTAAAAATCGGGTCTATACCCCGGACTTGTTTTAAATTAAGTGACATAGATTTAAATTATACAATTACTAGGGCATATCCATCTGCACTGGTCTTAAGTACAGGTAACCAGGTTAGAATAGCGTCTACAGAGTTTGAGGCTGTTCCCATCCCTGCAGCATCCACTCCTAAGAGTTCACCGACAGCAACGGTCTCACTGTCAGCCATTTTTACTGCTAAAATACCTTTTAAGTGTACTGTAACTAATTCCCCGCTAGCCGCATCAAAATCGACTACGCCTAGAAGGTTTTCTGTATCAGCATTGGCATAGGAACCGCCAAACGCTACAACTGTATTAGCGGTTAGTGCTTCGCCTGCTGTAATAGTGTAACTAAGTGTAGGTTTTTGTAACATTGTTTAGCGGTATTGGGTGATTAATTTTTTTGCGAAAGTAATCGGGTCAGAGTCATCTGGAGCGACCTCCTCAGTTTCAGCTTCAGACATATCAACGATTTCAGGGAGGTTTTGCACCAACTTTAGGGCTAATCCTGTTGTATCAGACTCTACTAAATCTACTAACTCTCCTAAAGAAATGATTTTAGGGGTGAGTCGGGATTCGTGTAAAGGTGTAACCTTGGATACAGTCTCTTGTCTAGAAATAACGCCCTCAAGTTCGCGTACACGCTCTGATAAGCTGACGACTTCGCCATTTACTAATTTAGTATCTACCGTGTAGTTATCATCATTAACCTGGGTTAGGGTGTAAGTATACTCTTTATCTCCTAAGGAGACAATACCGGAAATATTCCCGTTACCATCTTTTTCAGGCTCTCTTTTAAAGGATGAGGCAGTAATGCCTGGCAATGACTCAGACAGATTATATAGTGCTACGTGTTTTAAGTTCATAGTTTCAATCGGAACAATATTTGTTTCCTTAATTTGTTCTACCCCAGTTTCAATAGTAACTACCTCCGAGTCAGACTCAGCTAATGTAATATCTTCTAACCCCTTAACCTGAGGAGGGATACCACCTAATAGCCCTAAGTGACGGAATAGAGGGGGTTCGGACATATAGAACGATACTGAACGTTTAGGGTAAATTTTTCTCTCAATCAAGTCAACTAGACTATCTTGTACTTCTAGGTCAGCATAAAGGTTACCATCCTCCTCTCTCAAGGACTTTACCCACCCATAAGCCGGAGAGTTATCTTTTGGGTGACCTATAACTACAGGGGCATCATGACCGCTCTCTTTATAGGAACTGGCTAAAGCTTTAATAGTATCAAGAGAAGCCTCCGGACATGGCTTTAGTACATGGACATTTGAAATTGTCTTCATTGTGGTCATAGTATTTCATCTGCTTAGTCATACCCAAACTATAATCTGGAATCTAGACAATAGTAGGTAGATAACTGCACCTGCGTAGTATAATCTTGTACTATGAAATGGCTGTAATGGACTATAACATAATTGATAGTACATTTGAACTACCAAGAAATTGAAAAAATAAAATAGGCTCAAAGTACCAGGTAAAAGGAGTTTGAACAACCAAGAAATTGAAAAAATAAAATAGGCTCAAATTTTCAGCCAAAAATTACAGCGATTTTAGCAAAGTAGTATAGACACTTTCTAAAACCGTGAGCTATGATAGACACAATAGCAGAAAACAAAGAAACTGCTATACTGCACATAGACAACCAAATACGAGGAATATACAGTGTACAAACACGTTAAACTAACTTATGCTGGAATTGAGCTTGATACTTTCTCAGACAGCGAGGGAAACTGTTTCATCACTACTGGTTCCATTGCTAAAGGCTTGAATCGTACCGACCAAAACGTGCGAGACTTTTTTAAAGCCTATCCTGAGCACAGTTTCTGCAAAGTTCTGGTTACCGTTGTTATAGGGCAAGGTGCAAAGCGTAAATTCCCTGCTTATCCAGTAGATACCATCAGTGAAATTTATGGCTACTGGGCTGAGCTAGGTCACAAGCCTAGCATTGCCTTATTACGTGCCAGTGCCAAAGAAAACCTGTTAAACCGGGTTGAAGAGGCGCACGGCCTAGGCAAAGCGGTAGAGGTACGGGAAGAGCGGTTACGGGTTGATTATGAGAAAGTCAAAGATTTAATCATGTCTTTACCTATAGACCCTAAAACCTTTAACCCCCAGTACATTGAAACCAGTGACGTTGACAACCATGAAGAGTTTATGTATGGTGTGCGTCTGTCTTATTTCCGTGAAAAATGCGAAAAAATCAAGCGGCCCAAGCTTTATAGTAAAAGTCAGCGTAAAATGTTTTACCAGCAGATGGCTGAAGTAGCAAATCAAGGGGAACGGGAGGCAAAAGCCTATGACGTGATTCAAGAAGCATA